TGGGCTTCCGACATCTATGGGATTTACATTAGGAGTTGCTTCAACCCAATCTATATACCAAGTTACTTATAATAATATTAGTATTACAGGAAGACAGCATTATATTGCAGACAAACAAGGAGCGCTCGATATTGGAGAACTTCCGTATACAATCTACTACATTTGGGGGTAAGGATAAATGGTTACATTTACCATAACCTCCCCATTGGTGGATCTTGGGGGATATGTTCAAACTGAAAGCGGGTCAACCTCCCAAAGAGAAACAGTTTTAGAGACTCCAGATGTTTCTGCTGGAGGCATAGGCTTTTCAGAAGTTCAGACAAATTTTAATGAAGAATCTGCAACAGTATCATTCTCAAATGGAAACTCAACAACAGAGGAAGAAAGCTATGCTGAAGGTGCATTTATAGAATATAATAGATATGAAGTTGATGGAGATCTCGTTATTATAACAGAAGGCGGTGGGGGCGATGAGGGTGGGTATTCCGCAACAGCAAGCTGGAATGGTGGTGGTGGAAGCATACGCGAAGGAGGTGGTGGTGGATCAACAACAACCAGAGTTAATGCTGGACTTAGTACAAGTGAAAAGCAAACAACAACCAATCAAAATACGGATTTTGATCCTCCATTTGTATTTTTAAGAAATATTATTCCATCAGCAATACAAACAACAACTGGAGCTATTATTAATGACAATGTAACAACCGTTCCTACATTTATTAATTTTTCTTCCACGGCATTTGAACCCGTGGAAACGACATCAATTTGGTTAACAACCGTTGAAGACAATTTTCAAATCTTTCAAGAAAGAACATTTTTAGCCCCCCCAGAAGATACTCCAACAACTCTAGAACCTCCTCCGCTTCCAGCAGGAACATATAGGGGAACTTACGATGTGGCCACGGTTGTTGTTTTAGAAGACTCTGATTGCGCTATTCGTGGAACAACATTGGCCACAACAAATACATACAACATTGAAGAAGTTGCTGAAATTGTCGCTGGTCAACAGTTTACGGTATATCCATCTGCAATTCGCGGAACAAGAATTGGAGACGTAAAAAGAGAAGGTGTTTTTTTGGATCAAGACGCTGGAGTGTTGCCGTACACAATAACATCAACAAATAACAGAGATACATTTGTTACGTTTCGCACAAACACAGAAATACCAACACCCACAACAAGGGTTCAAACATCAACAATTACAACAGAGGAAAAGGAATTGTCATTTTCTGATCCTCAATTTACTGGATACAAAACAAGTCGGGCTTCAATTTTATCATATAGCGAAAACACTGCAAGAATTGGAACGCTAACTTGGATTGAAACCTATCCAGTAACGTCAACAATACGAGATACTTGCGCTATAGCATTCACAGATAGTAGCAGCGGAGAACTCCCATTTTTTGATGATTTTGGACAGGTAACAATATTGGTAACATCAAGTTCTGAAAAAGGCATAGACTGGACAGAAGTAACCACTGGATGCTGGTCTATAATAAATCCAGTAGCAGAACGATTTGTCGGATCTAGCTATTACAACGCATGGAGTCCTGTCAGTGCGCTTAATTCTGAAAATAATTTTGGCTCGTTTTTAAGCATTCAAGGAATAACTGTTTCCGTTCCACAAAATATTATTTCACTGGCCAGTATTACTGGATATGTAAATCCAATAACGTCATGGTCTTATGTGTCGCAAAACCTAACAATATCTGCGTCTGGCAATCAGGTGGGGCTTTCAGTAACCACAATAAATCAGACTGATGGAAGACCCTCAAGTAGTGCTGGATGGGAATTTGGAGGAACCCCGATCACAACGGCAAATCCAGAATTTTTTCATGTTATAAATATAGGTGGAATCCCAGCTATTGGAGAAAATCTTACGGTAACCAGACAATATGGCAATTGGTTCACTTATGCAGAAAATGAATCTGGAGAAGAATTTTATACAGAAGCTGCCACACGCGAAGAACAAAATGCCGCCAGAACTGCAAAATTGCCGAAACCAGTTGCCTTTATTGGTGGGTTAAACTCTGCACTTACATTTGCTACAATAAGAAACGATACCAACATTCCATCAGAAAGCGTTGTTTATTCTACAACAAGTTTTCCTTTTTATATTGGTTAAATTCTAGACCCCAATCCAATCTTTTTGCGATACTCTAAGATGGTTTTTGAACTCCCCATCTGCTTCGTGATATGCGCGATAATGGATTATTTTTTCTTTCGATTTGTCGTTTTGATCTGAGGATCGTTTAACATGGTCGCATACGGTATGAGGAACACACGCGATTCTTATTCCTGCTGGATGCCACTTGTGCCAGCATAGATAGAGGTCTTGAGTGCCGCGCCCATCATAGCCAGAGAATGTGGCCAAGGATAGGGCTTTCTGGTTCAATAGGGTACATCCCAAGCCGCACCAATCACTTGGAACGATAGATCCACGACCGATAGCTGGATAAGCAAAATCCATCCATCCCCTGCGCCTCCATCCATGCTTGGCAATAACTTCCCATATACTCCCATCTGGTGGACACTTCTTAACACGATCCCGAAGCCTCCCCATGCGCTTCATTTCTTTCTCAGCCACTTCCTTGTCTTTGCATTCTTTAAGTCGGGCTTCGCAAGCTTTAACTGCGTTCTTCAATCTTTCGGGAACCTTGCGCTCTTCCATTGTAAAGTCTTCATTGATAGCTGATTGCGGGCTTCCAAATCCGCCTAGAAACATTCCATTTGGATAGGTTACAGCAGCCACATCATAAAAAGGACTTCCGTCTGCTTGTGGCATTTGTAATACCCACTCTGCCACTCTTAGGCTTTCGGCGCTAACCAGCATGTCACTTTCCACGCTCCATAAAGAGGTGGCCCTGATTTTACGGGCAAGACTAAACGCCGCACCCTGTAATGCGGCTATAAGAAGCTGGCTTTTCTCTTTGTATTTTTCTTTATCGGAATCATCAACTTCCATGTTGATAGAAGCTATTTTCCATCCTTCGGGCAATTCGCGGCGAGCAACCTCTAAAGCCTCTTTAGCCTCCTTACTCGTATCTGTCGCCAAGATAAAGTGGGCCTCTTGGTGGTGGGATGCTGCTGCCGTAATGTGGCGCAACACCGAATGCCAACAATAGAAATACTTTTTAGTTGCGTAAGTGGCTATGGCAATCATCGTGATTCTGGATTCCAGTTATAATTAAATTCATATGGCCCAATCCTGTCTTCATCGGGGTTCTCCATATCGTATGGAGTAGATGGCATATTAAGTATGGCTGCTTCGCGATATCCCCAAGCTGGCGTAAATCCATGCCATATACCAGCAGGAATTGTCACAAGCATTGGAACGGAAGACGAGAGGACAACGGTTTGACTAACCCCAGATTCACTATTGTATAAACCAAGCCTTGCCGCTCCACTTACACAATACCAGCGATCTACCTGTTCTTTGTGGCGGTGCCAAGCCTTAATGACTCCCTGTGTACAGGTTGTGATATAAGCTTGACCAAACCCATAAGAATCATCGGTCAACCTGAATATTTCAGTCAGGCACCCGCGATCGTCAATGTTGACTTTTAGCTGTTTGATTTGAGCTAACATTTTGGCCTGACAAACTTAATATCTCTGGTTTTTCCAGCGTAAAATACTTTCTTTTTAACTGTCTCAAACTTTCCTTCGCGAACCATGTTATAGATGCGAGGGCTTGAAAGACCCGTTTTTTGCATTACCTGATCAACCGTTCTCCATCCTTCGGCATTCATTGCCTCAATGGTGGTTTTCTGATTATCTGTATCAAAAGACTTCCAAACCCTGTCCCAAGATTGGATTACAATTTTAGGAGAGGAGCTTTTTGTTCTACGAGTTTTGCTATGTGTTGTTTCCATGAGAATGTGCCTTTGTCTACAATGAAAGTGATGAAGCCAAAGTCTACTTTACCAGAACAGCGTCTGGCTCCAAATTTGCTCCCTGCTCCTTGAAGGGCTGGGGTGGTCATGGCAATCCAGTCTGGGCCTCCCGCGAAGTTGTGATAGTGGACATGGCTACGAATAAGAACATCAGCCTTGGTCTGCTCCCCTTCTGCTGCGAGGATTGAGTTCCAAAGACGATCTTTGGCCACTCCTGTATGCCTGCCGTGGGGCAAGGATGAGCTTCCTGCTGGGTGGTGCTTAAGATCAAAGACGATTCCTTCGACTTCAACCCACGCATGGTCGGTCACGGTGGCCCCGACTCGTTCGGCTATAATATTTTCCCAGTCTTCACCATCGCTTGAACTCACATGATATGGGGTTCCTCTAGTGATAACGATTTTGCAATTCTTCGTCTTGGGCACCATGCGAATGATCTTGGTAGCCATATCTGATTGATCCTCCATATCGGGGGCTAAAAGCTCCGTAGAACCACTTTTCTTGCCTTTGCCGTCCACCAGATCCCCGTTGACGAAAACGATGTCGTAGGGGCCGTTTCGGGCAACTTCGCGGGCATACCATGTCCAGTGGGCCTTGTTGATCTGTGCCCAGAGTGGGATTTCCCCATTTTCATCTTTTTCGGGCAACCAGCCTGTGGGGGTAAGCCCGACACGATGACCGCAGTGGAAGTCCGATAGGACTGCTATTTTTTTGCTCATAGAGAGGTTGCTTGGTTGCAAAGATCTAAACACCGCGCATACCCACAGATGTCAGCGACTGAGTCACGATGGCGGGGCGAGTTGGTGAGTCTGGAAAGCTTGACCGCAATCATGCACATGGCAATTTGTTGCGGGGTCACATTGGTTCCAAGGATAGCTCCCCACATCTTGGCTTGCTTGGTAAAGTCTTCAATAGGGCTTCCGTAGTCGGTTTGGCGATCATAGGAAGTAAGACGCTTGGCAATGTCGCACACATCTTCTTTGTCCAATCTAACCATAGATGGGTAGAGACGCAAGGGTTTTTCTAGCCATTGGGCTACGGCAACTTCCGCTCTGGCTCCTTTGGACTTCTCCCATTTCGGAAGAAGAACCAACTCGTCACATTCAAAGACCGCATCAATATCCCTTCGGGCACAGTCCTCAATAAACTTGCTGTCCATCTGGGAGTTGTGGGGGTCTAGCCCTAGCTCCTGATCCATCCTTGCTGGATTGATCACTTTGTGTCCCGTTTTCATCAGAGCTTCTTCAGCTTCAAAAAAGGCAGGATGGTTGAGGTTCTTGTGACCGCGCATAGGGCCACAGATGTATACTGTAGTCATGTGTTGTGTTTAGTTGAAATGGATAGACCTATCGTCCATCAATTCGTTCAAAATCTTACGGATCTCTTCAACAGTAGTCCCATCCCAATGAGGATGAGTATCGTGCTTGAGATGATTGCGTAGCTCGCCATCAAGCTCACAAAGAACACTATACATATCGCCCGCTTTAACTGCCTGTTCAAACTCGACCTGTTCTTCGGGCAAACTGAATGAGAGTGATCCATTGGCCATTGTGCTATGTGTCCTTGATAACTTTCTTCAAATCCCCGTCATCCAGATCGTCATCCCCGTCCTCGTCCTCTTCTTGCCCGTAGAGGATGTCATGGATATTGGATACAATGCCTTCGATGGCGTAATCATTGCCAAATTTGAGGAAAGCGTTTTTGGTTTCGGGGCCGTCCTGAAAAGTGGCAACGACAAAGCCCGAATCAAAGTATTCAACCAAATCGCGACATAGTTTGTCCAATACCTTCTGGAGTCTCTGATCGTGAGAGGCCATAAGTTTAGTCGATTTGTTCGCGGCAATTCTTGCATGTCTTGATTACTCCGACATGGTGAACTTGGATTCGTTCAATATTTTCTGAGCCGCAATAGGGGCAAGTTTTGTTTTCGGGCTTGCGGTAAATCTTTTTCTTTCGTGGATTGGGCTGCTCTTTCATTTAACTTTCGACTGATTGATTCTGATGTAACACCTTGCCAAAGAATGGTTTCTGCTCTTAAGCCAAACCCCGTCACCCGAATCACTGTCTCTGGTTCCGCGCTGATTTGTATTACCCTCAACACAGTCAAACATTGTTTTGCTTGTCGCCACCACAATTCCCGTATGGGAGAAATCAAAGACTGCAATGTCTCCAACTCTGGGAGCCTTTGTATTGTAGATAACTTGAGTGGTGTTCGGGCGCTTCTTGGCCCATTCAATTAGTCCGAAGGCGGCAGGAGTCCTTGGACGCCATTTGCTGGGTGTCATGGTCTTTAGGCCAAGCCAAGAAACAACTTCCTTGTCGTTGAGCCACTGAGCCACACACCAATCAACAAACGCAGCACACCACGGCCAAGCTGCTGGCGCTAAGTTAGTTGCAGCTTGATACTCGCGGATTTTCTTGCCGCGATTGTTCCCGCCAACTTCTTTAACTCCGACTTGCGAAAGCGCAATGTCTGAAAGTTTCTTTACCATTTGCACTGCCTTTTGCCGATATCCCAATTCCTATAGATCCGCTCCACCTCGGACTCCGATGGAGACGGAAGCTTTTCCATCATTGCGCCACTTGACTTTGGAAGTGAATCGGATGGAACTGAGTAAACGGACAAAGAAATTTCTGCGATCTTCTTTGGGCTGGACTGGGACGAGTATTGCTTTGAGGGTTTCATGGGATAATCTCATTTCTTCTTGCGGCGAACGGGCTTTTTGATGGCGATAGCCCGACGAACTTCAGTGTAAGTAATCGGCCCTGCCACTCCATCCTCGTCAGTATTGACCAAGGCTTGGATCTTCTTAACACCCCTGACATTCACTTCGTTTGTAACGTAGTTAACGATGGAGATAAGCAGAGCCACAATGAAGCCAGTAAGACTAACTTGATCGACGGACTCCGCCAACTTGGGATCAACCATGGCAAGGCGGGAGACAATCGCGGCAACAACCATAGCGATGAGAGGAGTAATAACTCCACCTAGCTTGCTGACTAGAAATGCTAGAACTTTATCTTTCATTTGGTTATTGCTCCAGCTTGTAGCGTTGAACCGCCGACTCAACAGTAAAACGAATTAGGGATTCAGAGGCGCTAACACCCTGTTTTTTAGCAGCAGCAGTGAGCTTCTTGACTGCGGCCTCGCGCTTTTCGGCTCCCGTTTTATCGGTAGAGGCCAGCGACTGGACGATCTCCAAGGCAATCGGGAGAAGAACTGCCACCGAAGAGGAAGCAATTTCCCGAAGGACAGGAAGGAAGAAGTTGAAGACATTGGAGGTAATCCCCCAGATTTTGGCAAAGAATGATTTCATAGATTTAAAGCTAGACTAGAATCCTTTGGATTTCAAGTAATCTTCGATTCTTTTTGTGCGCTCGTCAATTCTGGCCAAGGTCTCGGATCTCTCTTGGTTTTCCTTATTGATCATTTCAATCCGCGCATCCTGTTTAGCATCATTGGCTTGGATAGACCGCATCTGCTCTGGGAGAACCACCCATCCATTGAGCGCCGAAAACAAAGTAACCATCAGGGCAATTCCCGCAATCAACTCGCTCATTGTGAGCTTCACTCCTCGCTCCATCCCCCTACGTCTTGGTATATCTTCTACGCTCATAACTATTCTTCACCAAGAGTTTTTTGAGGAACACAAGAATCGTATTCTTCTTTTGTTATCTCGTTGCAAAACCCACCAGAAATAGCAGCGCCAATCTCTTCTTTATATGGAGAAAGGTTACAATGTTCCAGCCTTATTGCAATAACAATATTTCCACTAACATCTTTTAAGCAATTTTGGGACGGAGAACAAACAGTTTCTCCACTTGGCATATTGACAACAGTATCAAGATTTTCGCGAATATTTTCATATTCAATTGGATCTATACTGAAATATTTTTGATTATTCATCAGTAAACCCCCCACTTTTCATTCAAATAAGTATGAATTTCTTCTAATTCTGAAGATAAAAGACTTCTATTATAAACAATAATTTCAGCAAGGGTCATTGCTTGAAATTGCCCTCCATTAACCCAACTTCCGATACCATAGTTTCCGCCCATAGATCCCGATGCTATTAAAGCCGTTGCGTCGAGTGATCCGTTAACATAAATTGTCTTGTTGGTAGAATTCCTAACATTACCCAAGATATACCAGTTCGTTAGATTTATTGTAGAAACACTATCCAAATCTGTTCCATCAAAGATTCTAAGCTTTTGTCCAGTGCCATGTCTGTACAGTGTTGGCAAGCTGGAAGAATCTTGAGTAAAATACGCGCCTACTTCAGTTGATCCGCTAAATTTAACAACAGCAAAAACACTAAACTCTCCAGTTATTAAGTTTCCACCTCTTAAAACATCATTGCTTCCATCAAATTCAATACCATCAAGCCCGTTTAGCTGCAAATCTTTTCGCAGCGGCCTATTATTTAAAACACTTTGAGTTGCGTGATTTTCGTTTCCAGATTTATCTTCTAGTCTTGCTATTGGAGAATTGACTGCAACAAGATTTCCTCCAGATGTTGCGTCAAACATCGTGCTTGAATCACTGCCATCAAGCCATAAAACCAAATCATCTATATCAGATGGAGAAAATTCTGGTGTTGGTGGAACCTGCAAAGCATTGATAATGGAAGCCACTTGATAGCGCCAAGGCCAGTCAATATATGTGGCTAGGTTTGCGGGGTTGGCCGTGTCCCCACGATAGGCGGCGGCAATATGTCCCAAAGCTTGCTTTTCTCCCCAGTCGATAGTGCCCGCGCTCGACCCCGAAACCGCATCGTAAATCGCCTTCCATACATATTGTTTAGGAAGAGAGATGTAGTCTGCTTCGGTCTTCGGTGCGCCTGCGGCTACGGCGATCTTAGCCCAGAGATAGCGTTCTGGGAGGGTGACGTAATCAGCAATAGACCCCGAACCCAATTCATTTACCAACCATTGGGCAAGCATCATCCTTCGGGGCTGATC